TAGCACCACTATCTGGACTTTCATATATGTATTTCTTATTTTCCATCAGACACCTGTATTGTATTCAAAAGTCTTGGGTTGATGTTGTGATGTAGAAAGAACTTTAGTTTTCACTTCTTGCTTTGCTACTGCTTCATTTTTAGCGAAATCTTTTCTGTGCTTTTCTATTCTTTTAAGATTCTTTTTTACTTTTTCTTTTGCTCTGTCTAAATGAAGTCTGCTCACTTTATTTATGTAACATACTCCGTTTAGGTGATCTAATTCATGTTGAAAAATTCTAGCAGTCAATCCAGAAAATCTTTCTTCTTTCTCAATTCCATTAAAGTCTGTATACTTGACTTTAATTCTTTCTGCTCTATTAATCTTTAAGAACAGTCCAGGAAATGAAAGACAACCTTCTTCATAAACTTCTTCGCCTTCGGCTTCTAGTATCTCTGGATTAAAACACGCGAAACCAACTTTCTCTGCTCCCATAACAAATACGCGATATGGAAGACCGCATTGATTAGCTGCTAATCCTACACCACGACCATTTACCATAGTTTCAATTAATGAAACTGAGAGGTATTTTGGATCAACAGGAGGATTGGTAAAATCAAAAGGTTCGAGCTTCTGTTTAAGAATATCAGAATATGGGTCTGTCATCGAATACAATTCATATTCATACGACTGACCTTCTACAATTTTAATTTTCTTATTGCTCATAATCTATCTTCTCCTGTAAATTATAATATTCAAATTGCATCGTACCATCTGGTAGCATAAACGACGCTTCAATTCTATCTACTACTTTATAGCCTTGTTGCTCTTCACCAGTAAACATCATGCTAAATTTAACATCTTTGTATTTTTTAATTAAATCTGTTTGCCATAGATATGTCTTAGGAATATGATCCACTATACAATTCTCGAGAAGTTTTTAACTTTATCAAACTTAATAACTGTTCTAAACTTATCCATTAATATGTCACCTTTGTGGCTAATAACAAAAACATTAGTATCGTTTAATGTATGAATCAATTTCATAAATTCTTCTGTCCCGCTGTGGTCTAGAGAACTATCAAATACCTCATCTAATATTAGTAAATTGGTAATCATGCTACTCTTCATCTTAGCAACGGCTCTCCACGTGAAGAGAAGAGCCAAGTCAATTCTCATCTTCTCGCCTTCGGAGAAGTTCTGATAACTGAACTCATCTCTAAACCGAGATTTAATAGTTTCTTTGAATTCTTCATTGATTTCAAAATTGACAAAAAAATCCATTGATGAAAGGTACTTATTAACTAGTTTATTGATGATAGGAAGATACTGCTTAATTATTTTTGCTTTGATGCCAGAGTCTTTTAATAGAGTAGCGGCAACGTCTATGTAATTCTTATCTTCTACTAATTGTTTTCTTTCTTTAGATAATTCTTCTAGTTTTTCAACTAGGTCTTTAGATACATTCATCATGTCGTCACTGAGAACTTTTTTATTCGTTAGTTCTTCTATTTCTTTCAGAAGCTTATTTACAAACTTTTGCAATTCAATTACAGAAGCGTTAATTCTGGAGATTTCGTTATTGTGAGAATTAATCTTTTTATGTATACCATTAATTTCAACAAGTCTTTCACTAACCTTATTATATTCTTCTTGGAGTTTATCTAACCCTTCATTTAACCCAGACAACTTATAATTACATTCGTGAAGTTTAGACTCTCCATTGTTGATAGTTTGGTCACATGTGGGACAAGTATTGTTACTGCTATAGAATTCAATTTCTTTTTTAACTTTTGATATATTACTTTCAATCTTACCTTCAAACTGACTAAGCTTCTTTTGCTTGCTCTTTACATCATTTTCATCTACTACCTTCTTCAACATAGCATCAATATGTTTCTGAACTAGTTTAGAATCTTTAGTTAGTTTTTCTATTTGGGTAGTGTGCTCAACATATTCTTCTTGCTTCTTTTTAATTTGCTCTTCATTGTTCTTTTTTGCGTCATCAATAAACTTCTTTTGAAGCTCAATCTTAGACATTATACTGTCTATTTGATTTTTCAGATCTATTGCTTTTTGTTTTATTGTAGAGACTCTTTCTTTTACAATAACGTTCATTGAGGAGAAAACATTGATGTCTAATAAGTCTTCAATAATTGTTCTACGATCTGCCGCTGGTAACTGCATAAACGGAACAAACGAAGAAGAACCTAATATAACTATTTGAGTAAATGCTTTATAGTTAAACTTTAAGATTTGATCTTCCAAAACTTCTTGGTAGTCTTTACTTGCCGCATCTTGATTTATTAGATCGCCGTCAAGATAAATCTCAAACTTAGTGGGTTTGATTCCTCGGATTACTTTATAATTCTTACTACCTATCTTAAACTCCACCACCACCTCACACTCTTTATTATTGATAGAGTTGACTAGAGTTGGTTTGTTAATGTTACGAAATGGTTTGCCAAATAACGCAAACGTCAACGCATCTAACATCGTTGACTTACCCGCACCATTCGTACCTACAATAAGAGTATTGGGAGATTTGTCTAAAGAAATCTCTGTATATGAATTACCAGTAGATAGAAAGTTTTTCCATTTTAGTTTTTTAAATTGTATCATTTTGTTTCTAGATCTTGGGCTTCAAGATATATTTCGCGCATTATGTTTTTCAGTTTAACTTTGTCTAGATCTAATTCTATGGTTTCAATCACTTTATCTAAAAGAGTTAGTGTATCGTCAGATTGATCTATAATATCTTCATCTGTTATTTCTGAATAGTCTGTAAAATCTTCTACAATAGAAATATCAAGTGGTGCTGCTTTATAAAGATTGTCTAAGAACATATCGTATAGAACAGGATTTGTTTTATTGGCTACAATAACCTTTACAATTGCATTCTTGTATAACTCTAAATTTTTTTCTGATATCGTCTGTAGGGTTTCTTGTCGATCGTCATACAATATTTTATGGAAAATCTTAAATGGATTTTCGATAAACTCTATATCCCGAGTTTCAGTATCGAAGATGTGAAATCCTCGCCTATCATTATAATCAGCCCAAGTCATCTCTCCTGGAGTACCAACGTAGTAAATATGTCCATTGTCGCTTCTATGGTGAAAGTGGCCACTGAATACCATTTCATATTTCTTAAGTTCTTCGTCGCTCATTCCTTCGTGACATATATTACCACGATCCATTTCATAACCAGCAAGTTCAAAGTGTCCAAAACAAATCTGTGAAGAACTTTGCTTTATGAAGGTGTTAATCTCAGTTTCGTTCTCCATACATATCCATGGAATGATATCAATGTTGGTTCCAGCGACATCCAGAGTATGCGGTTTGTCAAATATAACTATATTATTATATTCTTGTAATAGAAGCTGTGGAGAATTAACTTCTAGTGTATTCTTGAACGTAATGTCGTGATTACCTAATAGAACATAGAGTTGAATTCCTTGGTCTCGAGCAAGATCAAAGAAATACTTACGACTTAACGCAAGAGTTTGAAATCCTATAAATTTTCTACGATCAAATAAGTCTCCCATCTGAAAAACTACATTGATATTGTTTTCTTTCAGATATGGAAAAAATATTTCTGTATAAAACTTACGGTATATGTTGTGAAATGGTATGGAGTCTCCACGCATACCAAAGTGGGTATCGCCTAGTATAGCAATCTTCAAGATTGAATCCTTAGAATTATGATCTACTCTATTATAAACTAACTTCTTGTAATAGGCAATATTTAATTTTTATTTGTGATAGCCAATATTTTATTAAGTTGCTTTTCTACAACATCTTTACGGTTTGGCCAACGTATCATTACCTTCTCAGGATCTTTCATCAAATTTTTCATGAATGGAACAACGATTGCTTCTACTGCAAGTAACTTTTCTTTATAAGTTTTTTCTGTTGCAGTTTCTGCTTCTAATCTAGCGGCTGCGGCTGCGGCGGCAGCTGCACTATTTACCTGATCATCTATTTCACTTTCGTTATGAAATGTAAATCCAAAATCAAAATCTTTTTCATTAGGGCTTGACATCTTCTACCTCTATTTCGGTTATTGGGTCATCCTCTATCAATAATTCAAGAGATTTTTTTACCTTAGCCTTTTTCTTTTTGCTGAACTTAGTTTTTTCGTAAGTATCTATAAATTCTGAAATGTTATCATACATCTCAAATTGTTTATACTGGCCACCACTTTCTTCAATCTCAAACTGTTCAAACTCATCTAATATACCAATCTGCTCTGTTGCTTTATACTTAACATAGAGTTGTTTCTTTTCTCGGTGTATGCGTCGTATGAATGCGAAATATATAATTTGAGTAAAGTACGCAAAAGGATTTTTCGATTTCTTTGGATCAAAATTATCAAAATACATGATACAATTTTCGATTCCATCTGCTATCATTTCATCTCTAAAAGAGTACGAAAGGAAATTAGGTTTGTGCGAAAGATTCTCCGCAATCAACATCAAACACTTACCAATATAATCTGGAATTCTTGGTTTAGTTAACCCAGCTAATTTAGCTTCTTTACATTCTTTTTTGTGCTGAATTAGCACTCTCAAGAAATCCGCATTGTTTACATAATGATTCTTTGCCATAAAATACTTGACCTTTTTACATTTTACCTATACAATAACAGTGTCGTCTGTTAAGTGATAAATCAATTTAGTTTATTATCTTTATTCTTATTAACAAAAGAAATAACCTTCTTATCATCATCAATATATTCTTTTTCTACTTTTAAAGGTGGTTTATCTTCGATAATATCGAATACAACTCCTCTATAGTAGTCATATATATCACTCTCAACTTCTGCCACAAAAATAACATCTTTCTTACTTAATCTGCAAACATTACCCTTAACGATTCCTTGTGGAATCCAAGTGTGCATATAAATTGTTTGCTTACCCACATCTAAATCTGCATCGACTATTACGCGCATAGGATTAGTTAGTATCATACTAATTTTTTCATCTGTAGAGATCTCTGATATAATATCATCTCCGTTAGACAAACGCATAAACTTAACTGTTGTTTCTAACTCTATTTTATCTGTATTCTTAGGCATGCTTTAATTCTACCTTATATGTTGAAATTTTAAATTTCTCTGCGTGGTATATCTTCACTCTTTCCGCATAATGATTCATGGTATAATTAATATGATTGCCAATTCGTAAATCATCAGATATATCGTATAACGTTGCCTCGTTTTTCCCTTCTCCTAATCTTAATCCGCGTCCTATAGATTGTAGATTTCTTATTTTAGATTTACTAGGTGACGCGAATATTATATTATGTAGGCGGCGAATATTTACCCCAGTAGAGAACACTCCGTAAGATGCAACGATAATTGCATCGTTTTCTTTCTCAGTAATGTGTCTTACTGCTTCTCTATCTTCTGCTTCAGTTGCACCAGACACAAAAAAGATCTTTCTATTAGGAGTATCTTTTGTTCTTTCCAATATCATATTATATAATACTTTCCCGTGTTTTTCAACAAATTGAAAGAGTATTAAAGTATTTCCTTTCAAGTCCATAGACAGGTTTGTAACAAACTTATTTCTATTTTCATTACGCACAATAAAATCTATTTCTTCTTGGTACTCCATATCTTTTACTATGCGAGAAATATGTTCTGGATATTTTAATACAATACATTTAATCTGAAGTTCAGCTAGTTGTCCTTTATCCATCAACTCTTTTGTTGTAATAACTTTAGTCATAGGACCAAAGTATCCTTCTAAGGTTAATTTATTTACTTCGCCATCTTCAATCGTACCAGTAGTTCCTATTCTATAAGGTGCGTGAATAAGTTTTGTCATAATTTTGGCTAACGATTTAGCCTTAAATCCATGAGCCTCATCTCCAATAATGAAATCAAATTGCTCAAAGAATTTTTTAGGGAAATCATAAATACTCTGCCAAGTAGAGACGGTCAAAGATCTCATAATAATTTTATCTTGACCCTGATAAATTTTTTGTACTTGTTTTTCTACATCCCAACCATTAGCAGAAGAATAATCTTTAAAGTCACCATACATCTGTTCTACTAGAGAGATTGTAGGAACAATAAGCAATCCTTTTCTACATCCGTTTTGTAAAAGGTATCTTGTGACTAGATAGATAATT